AGAACGGGCGATTCCGGATCTCAGGGTCCGGGTCCGGGATCTCAAACACATAGCGCTCCGTGGCATTGATGACCGTCGTCCCGCCGCGGGTGCACACGCGCGGCAGCTTGGCATCATAGTTCAGGTGCACATGCCCGTGCACGAACCACTGCGGCTCGTATTCGTCCATCAGATCGTTGAAGCATTCAAACCCCTTGTGGGCGCGGTCTATGCGGATTCCCTTATAAATAAGGAAAGGAAATGCCCAAATGAAAACCAGATTTGACAGCGCCGAGATTTGGCGCACAAACAATGATACGGCTGTAAGTATCAAGGAACTGGAAACCTCGCATCTTATGAACATTGTACGGATGCTCCTGCGCCGCCCCGAAACCGTGCAGACGATGCTCGTCTGCGATATTGAGCGCCAGACCCGCAATGTTTGGAGAGCGAATGATCTTGTTGACGAAGATGCCGTCGCATCTATCCACAATGCCACTTCCATGACTCCTCGTGAGATTGTTCAGTGGGTACAGGGTACGCCCCTGTTTACGGCTATCATCATTACCCTTGAGGGGCGTGGGGTCAACACCTCCGTGCTGATTGGCTCGGTTTTGGCTGAACTCGGATATGAGGAGAACGGCAATGAATGAACAGCTACACCATCTGAGTATTGACCTTGAGACTTACAGCGAGGTCAGTATCGGCAAGGCAGGGTCATATCGGTACATTCTCGATCCGTCTTTTGAAATTCTGCTTTTCGCATACAGCCTCGACGGAATGCCCGTTGAGGTCATCGATGTGGCAAGCGGTCAGATCATCCCCCTTTGGTTGAAAAACGCCCTCAAGAACCCCCTGTACATCAAACATGCCTACAACGCGGCTTTCGAGTGGTTCGCCCTCAGTAAGTATCTAGGTTGGCTGCCACCCGATCAGTGGCGCGATACGATGCTCCACGCGCTCTACTGCGGCTACCCTGCATCTCTGGATGCGGCAGGCAAGGCGATGGGCCTGCCCGAAGATAAGAAAAAGCTGACGACGGGCAAGGCCCTTATCCGCTATTTCTGCGTCCCCTGCAAGCCCTCCAACGCCAACGGCAACCGCACCCGCAATCTGCCCAAGCATGATCCTGACAAATGGAAACTGTTCAAAGAGTACAACGGGCAAGATGTCGTCACCGAAATGGAGATTGACCACCGCCTGTCGGCGTTCCCCGTGCCCGCATTTGTGCAAAAGCAATGGGAAACTGATTTACAGATGAACGCGCGAGGCGTGGCCGCTGACATGGAATTGGTGCGCGGCGCTCTCGTTATCGGCGCTATTGTTAAAAGTCGGTTGATGACTGAGGCCCGCCAGCTCTCCGGGCTGGATAACCCCAACTCCATCCGGCAGCTTGCTCAATGGCTGACGGATGCCACGGACAGCGATGCGGAAATTACCAGCGTTACTAAGGAAACCGTCGCCACGATGCTGAAACAGCCGCAACCCGCCAACGTGCAGCGGATGCTCGAAATCCGGCAGGAACTCGGCAAGACCAGCACCAAAAAATATGATGCGCTGGAAACCTGCATAGCGGATGATGGTCGTGTCCGTGGCCTGCTCCAATTCTACGGTGCCAACCGCACCGGGCGCTGGGCGGGCCGTCTGGTGCAGGTACAGAATCTCCCCCGCACATATACCCATCCCCTGCCCCCTGCGCGTCAGCTCGTGAAAGACCGCAATATAGACGGTCTGCGGATGATGTACGGCAGTATCAACGATACTCTGTCGCAGCTTATCCGCACAGCCTTTGTGGCGACCCCCGGCAATGTGCTGATCGATGCCGACTTTTCGGCCATTGAGGCTCGCGTCATCTCGTGGCTGGCCGGGCAGGAATGGCGGCTTGAAGTTTTTCGCACCCACGGCAAAATCTATGAGGCGTCGGCGTCCCAGATGTTCCATGTGCCCATTGAAAAAATCAAAAAGGGCAACCCGGAATATGCGCTGCGCCAGCGCGGCAAAGTTGCAGAACTGGCCCTCGGCTATCAGGGCGGTGTCAGTGCCATGCGCCGCATGGACGTGGGCCACAACCTTGATGATCTCTCCGATGATGAAGTCAAGGGCATTGTAGACAGATGGCGCGAGACAAACTCGATGATTCGTGATCTATGGAATATCGTTGATTCTGCTGCCATCACTGTCATCACCAACGGCGGCGCACAGACCATCCGCTCCGAAACTACCGATGCCATCATCACACTGGCCTGTGAGCTGGATGTCATTACCGGCACTCGGTATATGACGATTCTGCTGCCGTCTGGGCGCAAGCTGTACTACCCCTCCCCGGAAATCGGCGTAAACCGCTGGGGCAATCCCTCAGTCAGCTATACGGGTCAGAACCAGACAACTAAGCGCTGGGAAAGGGTCGAAACCTACGGCGGTAAGCTCGTGGAGAACATTGTGCAGGCCATTGCCCGTGACTGTCTGGCAATCGCCATTGAAAACCTAGAAGCGCAGGGTCTACACGTCGTATTCCACATCCATGACGAAGTCGTCATCGACACGCCTGCATGGGCCGACGAGGACACGATGCTGGAAACCGTCACCAAAATAATGACAAAGCCTATCCCGTGGGCACAGGCGCTGCCACTCAATGCGGATGGCTGGGTCGATAAATTCTTCAAAAAGGACTAATCACCATATGAAAGCGTTAATTCATCTCGATCAGAACGGCAAAAAGGTCATGGAACGGCGCGTCCATGATGCCGTAATGAAAGAACGTGCCGACATCAGCACCCGCGCTCAGTATGTTTGGGCGCTGTCCATGCTCCAATGCGGCCTGCCGCCGTGCACCGTGCAGCGCGTTTCAGATCACTTTGAGGCAGTGCTGGACAAGTACATGGAATACCAGACTGAGGACTTAGGCGACCTATTCATGCGCTCTATGCTCCACGATTCGGGCGTTGAGGTCAAAGCGACCAGCCGAGAAAGGAAGCGTAAAAGAAAATGAGCAAGGTACAAATCACCGCCTTTACTGGCGAATACTACTTTTTGAGCAACTACTGCACCTGCCCCATCACCATTGACGGACTGACCTATCGGAGTGCCGAGGCCGCTTTTCAGGCGGCAAAATGCAGTGATCCTATCGATCGCGCGGCGTTCTGCACCGTCCCGCCCAACGTAGCAAAGGCCATCGGGCGCAAAATCAAGCTGCGCGATGGATGGGAGAAAGAACGCGACGGTATTATGGCCGACATCATCCACGCGAAATTTTCCCAGAATCCCGGTTTCGCACAGGCCCTTATCGACACCGACGATGCCGAGCTGATCGAGGGCAACACATGGAACGATAACTACTGGGGCATGTGCGGATGCACCCGTTGCCGCAGTGAGGGCACTAAGGGGCTGAACAAGCTGGGCAAGATTCTGATGGCCGAGCGGGCGCGGCTGCAGGCGGCTACACCCGCCGGAACCGAGGGGGGGCGGCGACGGGACACCCCGGAGGCATTACCCAAATGAGCGGGTACACCATCCCGCCTGTGGATGTCATTACTTTTGGTTCACCGTGTCAAGACCTCTCCATCGCTGGCAAGAGGGCCGGTATGGCCGGGGAACGATCCGGGCTGTTTTCTGAGGCCGTCCGCATCATCCGCGAAATGAGATATGCCACTTTCGGCGCGTACCCCAAATATGCCATTTGGGAGAACGTGCCAGGAGCCTTTAGTTCAAATAAAGGAGAAGATTTCCATGCCGTCCTGCAAAGCCTCTGCCGAGTCATCGACCCCGCCGCTGTTATTCCTAGACCTACGGATGCACGGGGGGGGGGAGGACCATTAAATGGCCCCGCGCCGGTGCAATTCTGGCGGACAACTACTCGCTGGCGTGGCGAACCATGGATGCCCAGTATTGGGGCGTGCCCCAACGTCGTTTGCGCATCTCGCTTGTCCTCGATCTTACAGGTCAACGCGCCGGAGAAATATTATTTGAGCCAGAAAGCCTGCGAGGGCATTTTGCGCCGGGCATCACGCCGGGGCAAGCAACTCCCCGAACTGCTGAAAATGGCGCTGACGATGCAGATAGAAGACATGCCGAAGTAAGCAATGTTTGTGCGTTTAAGCTAGGAAATAGTGAGCAAGCACGAAGTATTGGATATGCTGAAGAATTAGCGCCGACTCTCAATGCTGAATGCGGCGGAAACAAACCTGCATGTGCTTATACCCTTAAAATCCGTTCAGGATGTGAGGGCGGAGGCAAAGGCCCACTGGTGCAGACCGAAAAGAGCGCCACCCTCTCCACCTTACAAGATCAAACAGTATTTTGCATTTATGGCAACTTGATTGATAGAGAAACCAATCAAAATGGTAGTGGAGTCAAACAGGATTGTAGCTTTACTCTTAACACTGTAGATCGCCATGGCGTTGTTTATGCAGATGGCTGCTTCAACAACATCAAGCCTGTATGCTATGCCGCCACTACAGAACCAAACATGGTTATCTGCGATGATTGCTCCCCAGCGATCCGCACTCGGGATTACAAGGATCCGAATATTGTCTGCTATGATGCACGTGGCAACGGCGATGGTATGCTGTCCCCTACCATAACAGGCGACCACAACAGCCGAATTACGGATTATACTTCTGTCGTAATTGAAAAAATCATCCGCTGGATTGTGCGCCGCCTGACCCCTACTGAGTGTGAGCGCCTGCAAGGCTATCCCGATGGATGGACGGACCTCGGAGACTGGGTAGACAGCAAGGGCAAGACCCACAAGGCCGCTGACACGCCCCGGTATAAGGCGCTGGGCAACTCCATCGCCCTGCCGCAGTGGTACTACGTTCTCGGTGGTATCGCTGACCGCCTGCCGGATAATGCCACGCTCGGCAGCCTATTTGATGGCATCGGCGGTTTCCCGTATGTGTGGGCACAGTTACACGATGGACGCAAGGAGTTATGCGTTTGGGCCTCGGAGATTGAGGAGTTCCCCATCGCGGTCACAAAGAAATGGTTCCCGGAGGTAGAGGATGGAAGATTATTCTGATTTCGTTGTTCACAAGTCAGAGCGGGCAGTACATACCGACAGTATCGCTCTGACCGTGGACGACCTCAACAATAAGCTGTACGACTTCCAAAAGGACATCGTGCGGTGGGCGCTGGCAAAGGGCCGCGCCGCTATTTTTGCCGATTGCGGCCTCGGCAAGACCGCGATGCAGCTTGAATGGGCGCATCGGGTGTGTGTGCATACGGGTGGAAACGCCCTCATTGTAGCGCCGCTAACCGTTTCCCCGCAGACCGTGGGCGAGGGCATGAAATTCGGAGTGCCCGTCACCCTCTGCGAAACCGCCGATGACATCCAGCCCGGTGTGAACATCACCAACTATGAGAAGCTGGACAAGTTCGCCGGGGCGCATTTCTCGGCGGTGGTGCTGGATGAATCCAGCATCCTGAAATCCTTTACGGGCAAGGTGCGGAATCAGATCATCGACTTTTTCTCCGATACGCCGTTCCGGCTGGCCTGTACCGCCACCCCCGCGCCCAATGACTTCATGGAACTGGGCAATCATGCGGAGTTTTTGGGCATCATGTCCTACTCTGAGATGCTGTCCATGTTCTTTGTCCATGACGGCGGGCAGACCTCCAAATGGCGGCTCAAGGGCCACGCTGAGGATGTTTTCTGGCAATGGCTGGGTAGCTGGGCTGTGGTTATGAACAGTCCTGCAGACCTCGGCTATGACCTGCCGGGGTACGACCTGCCGCCGCTGAGGGTGCATGAGGTCATTGTTGATAGCGATGAACCTGTCACCGAAAGCATGACGCTGACGCAGCGCCGGGAGGCCAGACGGGCTACACTCGCGGAGAGATGCCAAGCGGCGGCCAATCTGGTGAATGACGACCCTGGCGAACAGTGGCTCGTGTGGTGTGACCTCAACTCGGAGAGTGAGGCGCTGGCCCACGGTATCCCCGATGCGGTAGAGGTCAAGGGCAGTGATAAGGCATCACTGAAAAGCTCTCGCCTGCTTAGCTTTTCAATGGGTTTTAGCCGGGCGCTCGTCACCAAGCCCTCTATCGCCGGATTCGGCATGAACTGGCAGAATTGCCACAAGATGATATTTGTCGGCCTGTCTGACAGCTATGAGCAATACTATCAAGCCGTGCGCCGCTGCTGGCGTTTTGGGCAGTCTGAGCCGGTGGATGTGTACATCGTTATCAGTGCCCGCGAGGGCGCGGTCAAGGCCAATATTGAGCGTAAGCAGGCCGATTGCGATAAGATGCGGGCCGTGATGGGCGAACAGACCCGCGAAATCGTCAAAAAGCAGTTGCAAAGCACCTGCCGCCTGACAACGCCCTACGAACCGCAAACAACTATGGCACTGCCTGCATGGGAGGAGTTTAGACATGAATGTGCTTAACCAGTTAATCGACAGCGCACAGCGCTGGGCAATGTATCAAGGGGACTGCGTGGAAACCCTGCGCGGCATCCCCGATAACAGCATCCACTACTCCATCTTTTCCCCGCCGTTCGCCAGCCTGTACACCTACTCCAACAGTGACCGGGATATGGGCAACAGCAGCGATGGTGCGGAGTTTGTACAGCATTTCGGCTACCTTGTGGCCGAGCTGTATCGGGTCATCATGCCGGGGCGGCTGGTGTCCATCCACTGCATGAATTTGCCCGCCATGAAATCCCGTGACGGTTTTATCGGCATCAAGGATTTTCGCGGCGACATCATCCGCGAGATGACCGAGTACGGCTTTATTTTCCATTCGGAGGTCTGCATCTGGAAAAACCCGGTCACGGAGATGCAGCGCACGAAAGCACTCGGCTTGCTACACAAACAAATCCGCAAGGATTCGGCGATGTCGAGGCAGGGTCTGCCTGATTATGTCGTGACGTTCCGCAAGCCGGGTGAAAACCCTGAGCCTATCCCCCACGACCATGATTCTTTCCCGGTGGACGTTTGGCAGAAATATGCCTCGCCCGTCTGGATGGATGTGCGACAGTCCAACACCCTGCAACGCAAGAGTGCCCGCGATGAAAAGGACGAAAAACACATCTGCCCTCTGCAACTGGACGTTATCGAGCGGTGCATCGACCTGTGGACGAATCCCGGAGACATCGTGCTTGACCCGTTCGCGGGCATCGGCTCTGTGCCCTATCAGGCCGTCCTTATGGGCCGTCGTGGGCTGGGCATCGAACTTAAAGACAGCTACTACGCGCAGGCCGTGAAAAACCTTGAGAGCGCGGCCACCGAGGCCGACAGCCACGAAATCAACACCAACGTGCGCCTGCGCTGCCCCGTGTGCGGCATCAAGGTTGACGGCAAAATCTGCCCGCTGTGCGGCAAGGATTTAATGGCAAAGGAGGAGTAAAGGCATGGAAGTAACAACAACAACTACCTCTGTACTCGCCCGCCGCGCGGCTAAGTATCTGTCTAAATATTGTGCAGAACACAAAGGATGCGTTAATTGTGCTTTTGCCAATCGTAGCAATAGCACCTGCGAAATCAACATCGCTAAGTTTCCCTCACTCTGGAAATTCACTCCGCTTTGGTCGGATGCAGATGTGGCGCTGGCAAAAGCCATGATGCCGTATGCCAAAATTATCTTTTGGCCCATCGAATCAAACCCCAATCCAAACCACCGTTATTTTAAGGGCGACGGACAGCGCACCATACCGCTGCCGACAGGAGCCTTTAAGGCCCTCTCCCCCGGCGAGGCCGTCTCACTGGTCGATATTGCGATTGCGGAAGGTGCAGACGATGCATGATGACGTTTTGGACATGATCGGCACGGCGGCGCTGTTGGAGCAGCTTGCCGAAGAATCGGCTGAACTGGCGCAGGCCGCGCTCAAGATGGCCCGCAAGCTGCGCAATGAGCATCCCACGCCGAAAACCCACACGGATTGTGTCTCCAATCTGCAAGAGGAAATCGCGGATGTGGAACTGTGCATCAGCATTTTGCCTGCCGCACTGTACGACCCCGCCGAGGTCGGCAAGACAATGACCGCCAAGCATCGGCGGTGGAATGAACGGCTACACGATGAAAAGCTGTGGGAGGTTGACAACCATGAGGATTGATATTCGGGACAGCAAATACTCCATCATCTACAACGAAAAGACCGGCGCGGTTGAGGATGTCCTGTGGTGCAATGAAAGCGCCGAGGATTTGAAAAACCTCAATGTCGTGGCCGATATGGCACGTGAGCTGGCTGTATATAGGCGGGCTGGCACGGCCATGATTGCTGGGGCACAGCGCCTCGCATACAGCCGTGGCCCGGAGAAATACTCTTTTTCTGTACCGAGTGAGAGACACAGGCATCTGCACACCGTTGACCGCACTGACGCTGTTGCCCTGCTCATGCAGGCGGGTTCTCTCGCTCTGGGTGAAATGGATGTCCTGCGCGAGTGCAAGGCCAAGACCGCTGCCGCAAACCTCTACCGTGCCATGATTGGCTTTTGAGGTGCCGCCATGATGCACTTGAGAATTACCGATGAAATCCGGGAGCGCTGTCTGCGTGAGGCGGCGCACGAGGTCCACATCAATGACCGCATTGTTACCTCTACCCCGCAAACCCTTTCCGAGCGCGGCATGACAATGTTCGGCAGCGCCCGCGCCACCCCGCGCATCCGCTCCTATCTCTACTGTGATGCGGTGGATGCCTGCTTCTACTACGCCGGGGCGGTGCCCAGTGTCGTTGTAGCTGCCCGCTGGACGACTGACAGCCCGGACATTGCGGAGGGTTCTAAAAAGCCGCAAATCGCCGCTGAGGTCGTGCGCCGCATGATGACCGCGATGGATAAGGCGATGAAAGCCGAAAAAGACCGCCAATGGGCGGCATACATGGAGGAGCAAAAACCGAAATGAGCCATACGACCACATACGCCGTTGACTTTGACGGCACCCTCTGCGAAAACGCCTACCCTGAAATCGGCGCACCCAATTTGCCCCTGATCGACAAACTCATATCCTGCCGCCGCCTCGGTGCAAAGATCATTCTGTGGACGTGCCGGGAGGGCGAGCTGCTGACCCGCGCGGTGGAGTTTTGCCGCTGTTTTGGTCTGGAATTTGATGCAGTAAACGATAACACTGATGAATTGAAACGGGCATATGGTACCAACCCGCGTAAAATCGGTGCTGACTACTACATCGACGATAAGGCCATATCACCCGATATTTTCGTGCCATAGGAGGAGATTTGCCATGAATTTGAATTACTGCCCCGTTCCGGGCGCAAGCCAGCCCCGCGGAATGCGTTTCGATACCGAAAACAGCCGGTGCATCCCCACCAAATGGATGACGCCGGACGAATCACGCCAGCTGCACCGCCTGGCCATTGAGCGCCGCCCCGAAGCCTGTTTTGGCTGCGGGCTGAATCACGACTGCTCCGTGCATGGATGTGCCGTCATCCGCAAAGCATTGCAGCTGTTGGGAGGTGAGGCGGATGTCAGTGTTTGAATTTAATTGCTTGTATGCTGCAAAGGCGCTATTTCTAGTTTTTGTTGTCGCACCGCTTCTTTTTATGTTGGGCATTTCGCTGGTATATGCTGTATCGCAATTTCTGGGCAGCATCTGGAATGCGATCATTCTGCACCATTTTCCGATTTTACGCTGCAGAAAGTGCCGCTACTGGGCCACTGTCCAGTGCCCACTGTACGGCCGCAACACACCAAGCGATTTCTGCAGCCGCGGAGAAAGGTGGGATGACTGATGGATATTCTGCTCTCAATCATTGGCAGCGCCGTTTTGGCCGTGCTGCTGTCTGTTGCTTACACCGCCGGGGTCTGTGCAGGGAAAGCCGCCACCCACATGGAAGAAGACGACGAACCTAAGATTTATATGGATCACACCCATGGTGAGGATGAACAGTAGAAAGTAGGAGGATTTGATAATGTTTATTTTAATGCTCTTCATAAAGGTCATTCTAGGGCTATTTATCATCGCTTTGATCTTGGCTTTTATCACCGCCATTTTTCTGCTAATGACTGTCGGGAAAGCAGGTAAAGCGGCTACGCAATCGTCATCGGGGAGCCATCAGGATGATGAGCCGGAGTTGGTGAATCATCCTGACCATTATAACCGCCCCGGCCAGAAAGAGTGCATTGTCGAAATGGAGGAGAAATTCGGCCCCGCCGCCGTGCAGTATTTTTGCCTGTTGAGCCGTTACAAATACTTATATCGCTGCGGCATGAAAGACGATGCCACCCAGGACATATCTAAAGCCAACTGGTATTGCGATAAGTTTCGTGCGCTGGATGGCGATGATGAACTGCTGAACATTGTGCCCGATAACATAAAGGAGGCCATGCGCTATGAAAGTTGAACTGATTGCCTGTTCCCGCCCTCTGTATGGCCAGTGCGGCACAGTCAAAAATCCGATGGACATCACGCCCAATCCCATGCGCATTATCGAACAGGCTGCGAGTGTGTGCTACGACAGTGAGCCGGATTTTGCCGCCTTTAAGATTGCCGAAACCTGTGCCAAAACCGGGCATCTGAGTGTGTACGAGCATAGTTATTTCACGTTCCACGTCACCGGCGTCAGCCGTGCTTGCCTTGCTCAGTTGACCCGGCATCGTCATTTCAGCTTTTCCGTGCGCAGCCAGCGCTATTGCGATGAAAGTTTCTCTGATCCCGTGTTTCCCGCGGCCACCAATAGCGATCAGGACGGCATAATCGCCGATGCCTACGACTACGCATGGGATGCCTACGACCGCTTGATTAAGGATGGCGTGGCAAAAGAGGATGCGCGGATGGTTCTGCCCAACGGCGCACCCACTGAACTGTATGCGTCTATGAACGCGCGGGCGTTGATTGAGGCTAGCCATTTGCGGCTGTGCCGTAGGGCACAGTTTGAAATCCGCTCACTGTTTATGGCGATGCAGTGCTGCGTTGCCCCCATCGCCCCCGATATTGCAAACATGATGGTTCCGCAATGTGAAACCAACCCGCAATACCAGTTTTGCACCGAGGGCGAATCCTGCGGCAAACACCCTCGCCTGCAGGACGCGCTGGCAACAGCTACACAGAAACAAAGTGAGGATGTGGGCGATGAAGCGTAAAAGCATCTATCGCGGATACATCGGCAAGGGATATTCCGATCAGTCCGAGTTCAGCCACCGATATGCCGCATGGGCGCAGAATCACCGGGGATGGGCAAAGATGAAAGCCTATAACCGCCGCACGGCAAAGCGCCGAGAAAAGCGCGACGGTAAGAAAAATATCAATGATGAAATGAGGTCTACCGAAAATGAAATGTCTGTATAAAGTCCCATTCAGCGGCTTTTTTATAGTTTCCGCCGAATCCGCCGAGGATGCAAAGTCCATGAGCAAGGATGATCCGGAAGTTATCTACTCTGAGGAATCTAACGGCGATGTCGAGACTTGCCCCGACGGTGTATCCGTTCCGATTGATGATCGGCATTACCTTTTTATTGAGCCAACAGACGAGGAGGCCGATTATGCGACTGATTGACGCGGATAAAGTACCGCCCCTGTCTGACCTAAGCGGATGCGCTTATGAGGGCAGCGAGTACCAAGCATATAAAAGCGGCGCAGAGTATGGGCGCGGATTGGTGGATGATACACCAACTGTTGACCCGGAATCCCTGCGGCCTACGGCACACTGGATAAAAGAAGATAGTTTCTACAAGGATTCTACTGTCTGGCGCTGCGCTGCTTGCAAAGGAAAATTCGTTCTGCATGGTGAAACACCAGAAAATGAGAACTACCAATATTGCCCTGCCTGCAGCGCAATAATAATCAAAGATGGTCAAGGACGGTGAATTGCAATGACTAACATCCAAGAGGATTTGATTGCGTTCAATTCTCGCAACAATCCGTTTTATAACGATAGGGGCTATGCCGACCCTACCGCATATCAGGGCATTGAGGCGGCGGCAGCCAGTGAATACCGGGCGCGGTTCGATGCTATCGCCGCGCTTATCCACACGGTCAAGTATATTTGCGGGCTGGCGGGGTTCGAGGTCGTGGGCCGAATCACCCTGCGGCATAAGCAGAGCGGCGACATCTACAAGTGAGGAGGCGATTTGAGATATGGTTACACCGAACGAACAAAAAAAAAGAAGATGCCGAGGTTTATCCCGTTATCGTCCTCGACCCGAACGGCAATGAGTACACAAAGGGCATCGCGGCATGGCTGACAGCCATTGCAAAACAGGATCCTAAAAACCTTGTGTGCATCGCTCGCAGCATCGACCCAGAAAAACCAGGGCAGTCCGTGTACACCCTTATGCGATGGGACACCAAAGGCGTTGAGCTTTCCGAAATTGCCGGATACCTGACGTCCGTTGCGTCTGAGCTGTTCACCCGTGAGCAACCCAACAGCGAGACTCCATTATAACGATAAAGCGAGGAAAACGGTCATGCAATTCGATAGACAAATTACCATTACCACCGGCGCATCTCGAAACGACCTCAACTGGAAACCTCAGTTGATGACCGTGGCAGAGCTGTATGACCGTCTGCGGAATCCCGTCCGTTCGACGGAAACGCTCGACGCATATATGCACCTGCCGAAACCTCAGCAGGACGCATTAAAGGATGTCGGCGGATTCGTGGGCGGCTCCCTCAACGGCGGGCGGCGCAAGGCCAATGCCGTGACCGGGCGTGACCTTGTGACGCTTGACTTTGATAATATCCCCGGCTGGGGCACTGATGAGATCGTCAGCCGTGTGGACGCCATCGGCTGCAGCTATGCGGTCTACTCCACGCGCAAGCACTGCCCCAATAAGCCCCGCCTGCGTGTCGTAATCCCTCTTGACCGTACTGCTACCCCCGATGAGTACGAGCCGCTGGCGCGGCGGCTGGCGTGGCTGATCGGCATTGATAAGGCCGACCCTACCACATTTCAGGCAAGCCGCCTCATGTACTGGCCGAGCGCCTGCGTGGATTCGGATTATGTGTTCCGTTGCAAGGATGCGCCGCTGGCATCCGTGGACTTCCTGCTGGGCACCTACGCCGACTGGCGCAACATGGCTGAATGGCCGCAGGTTCCCGGCGCGGCCCCGAATTACCAGAAGATGGCACTCAAGCAGGGCGACCCCACGGCCAAGCCTGGCATCGTGGGCGCGTTCTGCCGCGCCTATGACATCCGCACGGCGATGGACAAGTTTCTGCCTGGAATCTATACCCCGTGCATCATGGGCAGCGAGGAGCGGTACACCTATACGGGCGGCAGCACAGCGGGCGGCGCTATCATCTACGACAATGGCAAATTCCTGTACAGCCATCACGCCACCGACCCCTGCTCCATGCAGCTTGTGAACGCCTTTGACCTTGTTCGCCTGCACCTGTACGGCGATAAGGACGACAGCGCCCCCGGCAATACTCCGGTCAGCAAGCTCCCGTCCTACAAGGCGATGTGCGAAATGGCGATGCAGGATAGCGCGGTGCAGGCCATCTACAACAAAGAGCAGTTTGCACAGTTGCAGGCTGACTTCGGCGCTATCGCCCCCATCCCCGGCAACGGGCATCAGCAGACCTCCGGCGACAGTGACGGCGCCGAGCCTGTGCAGGGCGAGGTCATCGGCGATGACGGTCAGCAGACCGACCCCAACGCATGGCTGGGTTATATCCAGCGCGATGAAAACGGCAAAATCAAGCAGACCATCGACAATGTTCTGCTGATTCTCAACAATGACCCCCGCCTGTGCGGGCGGTTCATGCTGAACTCATTCAGCGGGCGCGGTGAGGTGCTGTACCCCCTGCCGTGGGACAAAGACCCCGATAAATTCAAACGGCGGGCGTGGGCTGATTCAGACATTTCGGCAATGTACTGGTACATGGAAAAAGGGTACAAGATCACCAAGCGCAACGCCATCGACGCGGGGCTGGACATCCATGCGGCTACACACGCATTTAACGAGGTTCAGGATTTCCTCAAGGGTCTGGCGTGGGATGGAGTTCCCCGGCTGGACACCCTGTTCATCGACTACCTCGGCGCGGATGATTCCCCCTATACCCGCGCTGTCACCCGCAAGGCGTTTGTCGGTGCTGTGGCCCGCGCGATGGAGCCGGGATGCAAGTTCGATAATATGCTGATTCTGTGCGGCCCGCAGGGCCTCGGCAAATCCACGCTGCTGGACAGGATGAGCAAGGGATGGTACAACGACAGCATCCGCACGTTTGAGGGCAAGGAGGCATCCGAGCTTTTGCAGGGCGTTTGGCTGGTCGAGGTGGCCGAACTTGACGCTTTCCGCAGAACTGATGTTTCCCGCATCAAGCAGTTTTTGAGCCTGCGTTATGACCGCTATCGCGCCGCTTATGGTCGTAATGTAAAGGAACTGCCCCGCTGCTGTGTCTTTTTCGGCACCTGCAACGTCAGCGATTTTCTGCAAGATACCACGGGCAACCGCCGTTTCTGGCCCGTGGATGTGGGCCAATGCGAGCTTGCGCACCGCGCATGGGATTTGACCGATGACGAAATCAATCAGATTTGGGCTGAGGCAAAGATGCGCTGGATGATGGGAGAGCCGCTGTTCCTGACCGGCGACCTGGCAGACGCGGCCCGCGCACGGCAGGAAGATCACCGCGAGGCATCCGTCCGTGAGGGTCTTATCCGTGATTTTGTGGAGCGCGATGTTCCCACGAACTGGCTTGAGTGGCCGCTGGACAAGCGCCGCGACTACTGGGCCGGGGCCTGCAAGGGGCAGGACATTCCGACGATGCCTCGTGACCGTATCTGTGCCGCCGAGGTTTGGTGCGAACTTTTCAACGGTGCCCCCCGTGACATCAAGCAGGCAGACACCCGCGAAATCAACGCCGTGCTGGCAAGCACCCCTGGCTGGGAGGCTAACCGGGGCATGAAGTTTGGGCCGTACAAGCAGCAGCGCGGTTATCGGAGATTCAACAGACATGTGTAATGCGTATAAAAATCAACTGACACTTTAGGCCAAAAAGCTGACACTTCTCTATATGCCAAGTGTCAGAACCGTCAGAAGTGTCAGTTAAATATGAAAAAATTATGAACAAGCACACTGACACAACTGACGCGCAAAACACAAGTGTCAGTTATAGTGTCAGTCTAATTTTTAACGATGTATCGCTGTAATATATCTATAACTGACACTTCTGACACTTAAAATAGATAAAAATAAAAATAAGTAAAATAACGCGCGTGAGAGCGCATATACCCCCGTATTTACGGGTCTATACGCGCGCGTGCGCGTGTGTCAGTCAGTTGGACAAGCTCGGCGGCGATGCCGCGAAAAAGATGGGAGGTTATTAGGATGCCAGAATTGGAAAAGGTCATCGAACGCAAGCTGCGTGACGGTGTGAAGAAATTGGGCGGCGGGGCGCAATGCCTGAAATTTGAAAGCCCCGGCACGTCTGGGGTGCCCGACAGAATGATCCTGCTGCCGGGTGGCCGCGTTGTGTTCGTTGAGTTGAAACAGGTGGGCAAGCAGGAGCGGATGCGGCAGACGTATGTACAGAGCCAGATGCGGCGGCTGGGCTTTACCGTGTTCAGCACGGTATCGACCCCGGAGCAGGTGCAGACGATTCTCAGCCATTGCGAGGAGGTCATACGGCATGGCGACAGAGTGTAAAGAGTTCCACCCCTACCCCTATCAGCGGTTCTGCATCCAGCACATCATCGATCACCCCGTCGCCGGCCTTTTCGTGGACATGGGCATGGGAAAAACCGTGATGACACTGACCGCATTTAACTATCTCAAGTATTATGCGTGGCAAATTCAACGCTGTCTCGTCATTGCGCCGAAGAAAGTTGCCGAGGCAACATGGCGCACCGAAATTTCAGGGTGGCAGCATTTGCGCCATCTGCGCTGCTCCGAGGTGCTGGGAACAGCTACACAACGCCGCGCCGCGATGGCTGTTGATGCCGATGTCTACGTGACGAATCGGGACAACGTGCAATGGCTCGTCAAAGAGTACGGCAAGGCGTGGCCGTTTGATATGGTCGTGCTGGATGAATCGTCGAGCTTCAAAAACCATCAGGCCAAACGGTTTAAGGCGCTCCGGGCGATGCGACCCAAAATCAAGCGCATTGTAGAATTGACCGGCACTCCCTCGCCGCACGGCCTCATGGACTTGTGGGCGCAGGTCTACTTGCTGGACGGTGGGCAGCGGCTGGGCCGCACGATCTCCGTTTACCGCGATATGTACTTTGAGCCGGACAAGCGCAGCAGGTCGCAGATATTTACTTACAAGGCCCGCCGGGGCGCGGCAGATGCCATCTACGCCGCTATCAGCGATATTTGCATCAGCCTGTCCAGTGACGACTATCTGACCCTCCCTGACCGCATCTATGACGAGATTCCCGTCAAGCTGGACGGCCCTGCCGCCGCCGCGTATAAGCGATTGGAGCGGGATGCCCTGCTGCAAGTGGACGAATCGACCATCACGGCAGGCACGGCGGGAGTGCTGGCGGGCAAGCTGTTACAGCTCTGCAATGGGGCTGTGTACGATGAGGAGGGCAAGGTTATCCCCGTCCATGACTGCAAGCTGGCCGCGCTGGTGGAGCTGATCGAGGGTCTGCACGGTCAGCACGCTTTGCTGTTCTACTGGTTTCAACACGACCTCGCCCGCATCCTCGCCGCCCTTGATCCGCTGGGCTTGCGGGTGCGCGTGTACAGTGGCCCGGACGACGAACGGGCCTGGAACGCGGGCGAGGTGGACATTCTGCTGGCGCATCCCGTGTCCTGCTGCTACGGCCTGAATCTGCAACACGGTGGGCATCACATCATCTGGTTTGGGCTGACATATTCGGCGGAGGTTTACTTGCAGGCAAACAAGCGGCTACACCGACAGGGACAGACTCATCCTGTCATCATCCATTCGCTGGTCGTGCAGGGCGGGCAGGATGAAGATGCCATCGCAACGGTCATGGGCCGTGTCACCGAACAAAATCATCTGCTGGAATCCCTAAAAGCAAAAATTATCACGGCAAAGGAGGCCGTCTGACTATGACGATGAAGGAATTATCGCAACTCCACTGGCTGAATGTGGAGATTGACCGTGATAAACAGCGACTGGCAGAACTTGAGGCCCGCGCCACATCCCCCGGTGGGCCGAATATGTCCGGGATGCCCGGTGGCGGCGGTGCAGGGTCGAGCGTTGAAAGCGCGGCCCTTGAAATCGTCGAATTAAAGGCCAGTATCGAGGCAAAATTGATTCGTTGCTCCACCGAGCGGGCGCGGCTCATCGGCTATATTGATGCGGTGCCCGACAGCCGTATGCGTGAGATTATGTACTTGCGTTTCGTGGACGGTCTGCCGTGGGCGCAGGTGGGCGCGAGTATGGGGTACACGGGCGACGGTGTGCGCAAGGCTTGCAAGCGCTATATTGACGAGAGCGCGGCCTAAAATCACGAAAATAGCGGACAAAAGCGGATTTTTCAATAAACTGTCCGTTTTTGTCCGCTGTGTCGGTTGTATTCTATTCGCTATTATTATAATATTACATTGCGGGTTTAGGGCGAGGGAGTACCCAGAACTCCCTCGCCCTAAACCCGCTGTCACCTCCATGCGCCGCCACGTGAATAAGCGCGGCGGCGTTCGTGTTTGTGCCGAGGTGGCAAAAGTCCTATACGCTGGGTGCGCCTCTCACGCCCGGCGCTGTGCAGGCCCTTGACCCCTGCACTAAATTTTACCCCGGTAACCTACGGGGCCGGGGCATTTTACCGCATAGCTGCTCAATCGGCAATTAGAGCGAAAAGGGCGCTGTGTTATCTCCCTATAGCACGGCAAGGGTGCAAGACCCTTATGCGGCCCCATTAGGCCATTGCCGTCGTCCGGCCATTACGGCGGCACAAGTGATCTGCACCTTCCCAGCGATGGTAAATTGCGGCTTGTGACCTCATTCACGCAGTTCCACCGCTGGCGATCTCGATCAGCGGCCTATAATATCGCACAGTAGGGCATTGGCAGCCCGGCAGGTCTATGAACCTGCAGGCAGCTGGTTCGATTCCAGCCTGTGCAACCATGCGAGGCTTGAGGGCATTTCATCCTCGCGGCGCGTCCACGGCAAACGGGCTTTTTACTCCTTTCTCCCGTATGACGCGCCTCATTTTGGTTATCATCGCGGTTTCGCTGCCGCGAGGGCTGACGACGGTACTGCCGCCGTTGGCCTTTCCCATAACACGCGCCACAGTGTAACAACTGCGGCGCATTTTTATTGCTTTCCCGGATGTCTACGGTGTACCGCACAGAGCGTAACTACGAAAATCTGAACAAGGGTATTTTCCCCGGCGCTGGGCGGTATGACATTCCCATCCTGCGGCCCGAATTGACTACGGCTGAAAACTGGATAAGTTTCAACTACGCCAAAGGATGCGAGGAGCCGTCAGAGCATGGCGTTCACTTTTTCGTTGACGATTATCAGTTCAACCGCATCTGGGCGCATCCTGACAACTACCTCAGCATGATGGCGCGGTTCGATACCGTATGCACCCCCGATTTCAGCACATATACAGACTTTCCCCGCATCATTCAGATTTACAACCATTACCGCAAGCACTGGCTGGGTGCCTATTGGCAGGCCCACGGCATCAAGGTCATTCCGACCATCTCATGGAGTACGCCGGATAGCTTTGCATGGTGCTTTGACGGTGAGCCGATAGGCGGCGCGGTGGCCGTGTCGAGCGTCGGTACACAGGCAATCCCCGAATCGGCAGACCTGTTCATGGCCGGGTACAATGAGATGCTGCGGCGCTTACAGCCCGCGCAGATCATCTTCTACGGCAAGGTGCCCGCCGGGTGCGAGGGAAACATTTTTCACGTTACAGCGTTTCAAGAAAAACTCAAGGCGCGAATCCGCGCCGGAAAGGACGATACCGATGGGCGGTAGAGGAAGTAACAGCGGTTTGGCATCCAGCGGTTCGATGACCCCGCAACCTCAGATTAACCCGGCACCGCAAGCAATGCCCGCGCCCGCTGTGGCAGTTCAGAGCGCTCCGCCCTCGACTGCGCCGCAGGCAATGGGTGGTGGGTCGTTGCTGAGCGGTGGCCCGATCAGCTACACACCGCTGAATCAGAAAGATGAGGCCGATCTCGGTAAGGTCTGGAACGGTTACGACATCAATACCAAGCTCGCTATTAACCAGTACATCCGTCAAGACCAAACCAATACCGGCTACGGTGTGGGTCAGAACCTTAACCATAAGCTGGAAAATGGGCAGGCGCTTAACGCAAACGAGCAGTACATGGTGAACATGATGGATGCGGCCATGCACCCGCTCGGTAAAAATACCACGCTTATCCGTGCTGCGCATCAGGACTTTTTGGAGGCGCTGGGTGTTAAAAATTATCAGCGCATGACCGATGCTCAGCTCAATGCCGCCGTGCAGGGTGTTGAGTATACCGAGAAAAAGTTTGTTTCTACGACCTATGATGCCAAAAAGAATCCCTTTATCGGCGGTTCTCAGTCTGGTGGTCGTGAGGTGTTCATCAACATTTCGACCCCGGCAAGCACCAACTGCATTATGGGCAATTTGAAGCAGGCTGAAATTATTCTCTCCCGCGATACTAAGTACCGTGTCAAAGGTGCCCATTTTGATGGCACCTTTGCAAATCCGCGCGTTGGTGGTACACTGCCGCGCGTAATCGTGGATGTCGAGATTTACGAGTAAGGAGGCTTGAAATGGCAAGCAAGCAGAAAAAGAGCACTGAATCCGGTAGCCGTTTTATGGCAACGGGTAAAAGCGTGACGATCATCAAAAAGCCCGCCAAGAAGGCCTCGGCCAAGAAAGGCGGTAAATAATATGGGCGGCAGAGGAAGTAACAGTGGCTTGAGCGCGTCATCGCTCGGCGGGTCTGGCGGTGGTGCCAATTTGCCTCCGTTAGTAGTACCGCTAGCGAGTGTTCAGCCTCAGCAGTCGCCCGTGGCCCTGCAGAATCAGCCCGCGCCGCCTACTCCGGCCAGCCTTGCGCCTAATGCTCCCCCGATGGGTGTTACACTTTCGGATGTTCAGCAAATGGATGATACGAGTATGCACGATTTCTTGATTAACGTACAAAGCGTCGATATGCCGCAGTTCCTATGTGATTCGCATTTGCAGCGCATGATTTACGGTTTAGGCATGAATGATAAACCGCAGATTGTTTCCGATAAGCAGCTCAATGCGATGGTTAAACAGGGCGCCGTTCCCATTTATCGTACTGTCAATGACAGTGACGATGATGTTCAGGGAATTTCGATGACATCTGACGATATTTGTGATATGATGACAGATGGTAGTCTGAGTTATGTGGGCCGTGGCGTCCACGGTGATGGCCTGTATTTCTCCGACAGTAAGCGCGGTTCTAAGCTCTACGGAAACCCCGGCCAGAATCCTAAGACCTTGCGGGCTGTTTTGAATCCGGCCAAGGCCCGCGCGATCAGTGAATCCAGTTTGCAGAGCGCCTATGATACTTTTGTAAAAAGCCATCCTCGCACGCGCCGCGCGTTGGGGTTTGCCAAAGCGCACAGCACAAGCGACAGTATGAGTCAGTTTGCGCTGCTTATGGGCTATAATGTCATTACTACCAAAGTCGGCTACAACGAAACGTATTACACGGTCATTGATCGCAGCGCCCTTATTATGTCGAAAACCCGCGTATAAGCGGTATTTTAGGAGGTACGCATAATGTCCAACATTGATGAAAAGCTGTCTAAGATGACCCGTGCGCAGGCAAACGCCCTTGCAGATCATCTCAACGCGGGTTATAACAAACCCGCGTACAAGCCTACCGCCAAGACCAAAAAGAAAACCACCGCCCCGAAAAAGGCCACGGCTAAGAAGCCTGCCGCCAAAAAGGGCAAGTAACTGAATATTTCCTTTAGCACTCGACGCTGAAATGCGCCGGGTGCCTTTTTTTATTTTTACCGATAGGAGGTGGCAGCAGATGCCCGAAAATACCGAGGCTGTGCCGGAGATCAGCGCAAGCCCCGCGCCGCAAGACGCGAAGCCCGCCGACACCGGCGAGAAAAAGCAGAAAAAGCCTCGCAATACGTCCGGGATGAAACCGCCACTGAATCAGCTCCCCCCGGAGGAGGCGTTCGCCATCCGCTCCAAGGGCGGCAAGGCGGCGGCAAAAAAGCGCCGGGAGGAGAAGCTGGTAAAAGATGCCCTGCTGAACCTGCTGACGAAACCTCAGCACAAGAAAAAGGGCGGCAAGGCCCACTACAAGGCCAGCGCCGAGCTGACAAGCTATGATGACGTGTTCTCCGAGAACACGACCCTCATGGTGCAGATGCTCATTCCCCTTATCCAGTCAGCCATCAACGGCAACATTGAATCCCTGTTCGCCATCCTGCGCGTTCTGGGGCAGGAACCGGGCACCCCCGGCCAGTTTGGTGTTGACGAGTTTACCCCGCCTGAGCCGCTCCCGGAGGGCGCAGGCGGCCCCGGCAAGCCCACGCCTGCCAACGACCCTAATGTGGTGCGCATCCACCTGATACGCGGAGAGAAGCCCGCCCCCGTGGCCGAGGATGATGCCCCGGCAGCGGAGCAGGCCGGTGCCGATCAGGCAGGCACGGCTACACCCACCAGCACCCCTGCCGATGGGGAGGCGGTGCCCAATGCCTGATGTCTATATCGAAGATGTCATCGCCCCCAACTATGACAAGCTGCTGGATGATGTTCTCGATCATCGGCACTCGCAGTACATCCTCAAGGGCGGGCGTGGTTCGCTGAAATCCTCTTTCATCGGCTTTGTTATCCCGATGATTATGGTTCAGCCGGGAAACGAGGCTTGCAACGCCGTTATTTTCCGTAAGACCGCCAACACCCTGCGAGATTCGGTCTACGGCCAGATGGTGTTTGCCCTTGATAAACTGGGCCTTGACAGCGAATTTGTCTGTCATGTCTCCCCCATGAGCATCACCCGGAAAAGCACCGGGCAGACGATTCTTTTTCGCGGCCTTGACGACCCGATGAAGCTGAAATCGTTGAAATTTCCCAAAGGGTACTGCGCCATCACATGGTTTGAAGAAGCTGACACATTCGATGGCATGAAAGAAATCCGAAATGTGTTGCAGTCAACCAACCGTGGCGGCTCTCGGTTCTGGAATTTTCTGTCGTTCAACCCGCCCATCACCCTGAACAACTTTATGAATCAGGAGGCGCTCGTACAGCGTCCTGATCGGCTGGTACATTCCAGCACCTATCTGACCGTGCCGCCTGAATGGCTCGGTCAGATGTTCTTTGATGACGCGGAACTGCTGCGGCAGACCAATCCTCGCGCCTATGAGCATGAGTATCTGGGCATCCCCACGGGCACGGGCGGCGAGGTGTTCAACAACCTTGAGCTGCGCGAAATCACCGATGCCGAGATTGCGTCGTTTGATTATATCTACGAGGGCATCGACTGGGGCTGGTATCCCGACCCCAACCATTGGAGCAAGATGTGCTACCGCCCATCGAAAATGACGCTCTATATTTTCGATGAACTGCGTTGCAACAAAACCCCGAATGAGGTATTCTGGCAGCGCTTGCAGAAAGAAAAGAGCGTCACATCGCAAGACCTCATTATTGCAGATAGTGCCGAGCCGAAATCCATTGCGGACTTGAAAGCCTACGGCGCATCCATCCGGCCCACCGAAAAGGGGCCGGATTCCGTGCGGTACAGCATGAAATGGCTGCAATCGCTCGTGAAAATCGTTGTTGACCCGAACCGCTGCCCGGAGACAGCGCGAGAGTTTGCCGAGTATGAGTACGAGCGCACCAAAGACGATGAACTGACCGGGCAATACCCCGATAAGGATAACCACAGCATTGATAGTGTGCGATACGCGCTCAATCCAATCTGGAAACGGCGCGGCCTGTGAGGTACAGCCCATGTCTATTTTTTCAAGTATCTATACCATGATAAGGCAGGTGTTAGGCAGAGTGATTCCGTATCAGAATATCCAGCAGGTGGAGAACATTGACACGCCGCTGTCGCAGGAGATGCAGATTGCTCTCGAAGCATGGCACCGGGCATATCTGGACAAGCCCGTCTACAAAAATGAGCAAGTCAAAACCCTCAACATTCCTGCGTTCATCGCGTCCGAGATTTCCCGGCAGGTCACGCTTGAATTTAAGTGGAGCATCACGGCGGGCAAGGATGACAGCACAGGCGAGGACATCACCAACCCGCGCTCGGAGTTTCTGAGCAAAGAGTTTGAGAAACTGGCTACACAGTTACGGAGCAAAACCGAGATCGGATGCGCGGCGGGCGGCATGACGATAAAGCCGTATGTCCGTGACGGGCATATCTATTTCGACTATACCCCCGACTGGGATTTATACCCCATCGCTTTCGGCGATGACAGCGACCTGTCCGATGTCGTTTTCCGCGATGTGTTCTCGGAGGGCAAAACCTACTATTCCCGCCTTGAGCGGCACACCGTCGAGGGCGATAGAATCAAAATCACGCAGCGGGCCTTTAAGTCCAGTTCCCGCGATGCTCTCGGCAAGGAAATCCCCTTGACGGAAGTACCGCAGTGGAAAGACCTCAAGCCCGTGGTCTACGTCAACAACGTAGACGGGCAGCTTTTTGGCTGGTTCCGCGTGGCATCAGCAAATACCGTTGACCCGATCTCTCCTATGGGCGTGGCCGTGTTCGCTAAGAGCATGGACACCATCAAGGAGGCTGACACACAGTACAGCCGCCTGCTGTGGGAGTTTGAGGGCGGCGAAATGGCTATCGACGTTGACCCGATGGCCTTGCGGCCCATTGACGGCGTTATGCGTAACGGCGCAAAGGCTATGGAAACTCCCAAGCTGAACGAGCGCCTGTTCCGCGCGGTCGATCTGGGCACTGATGAAACATATCATGTTTTCGCCCCGACCCTGCGCGATAGCTCCCTTGTGGCCGGTCTGAACCAAATCTTGATGAAGATTGAAGATCAGTCTGGGCTGGCCCGTGGCACCCTCTCCGATGCCAACACAGAGGCCCGCACGGCCACTGAGCTGACTATCCTGCGTAATCGTACCTATACCACCATTGCCGACAACCAGCAGGCCCTTGAGCGGGCACTGCGAGAAGTCGTGCGGGCGATGGATAAGTACGCTGACCTGTACAACCTCGCCCCTGCTGGCGAATATGAGGTGTCGTTCGATTGGGATGATTCCGTCATCGCCGACACCGAAACCCAGTTGCAGCAGCGGATCCTCATGCTCAACAACGGCATGATGAGCAAAATCGAGATGCGTATGTGGTTCTTTGGTGAAACCCGCGCACAAGCCGAAAAAGCCTTGCAGGAAGTCCAGCAGGAAAAGGTCAGCGAGATGCAGGCCGCAATGGCTATCCAGCAGCCCAATCCCGATCAGAGCGATGTCACCGTTCCCCCGGATGATGGCGGCGGCGCCGATCAGGACGGGAGCAACCCGGCTACACCGTTTGGGAGTGGCCCTGGCGAGGAGTGATGACCTGTGCTGACCCAGAAAGAGCTTGAGGCCGCTGTCCGCAAGATGATTGCGAATCTGGATGAAGTCAACCTGTATTTCATCCAGAAAATAGCGACCCAGATAAAGAAAATCGGCGAGATGAATCCTACCAGCATACACCGTTACGCGATCATGTTGGAAATGGGTGCAGATGTCGCCGATATTTCCGGCAAGCTCCAAGCCGCAACCCGGCTGACACAACAGCATATGGCTGTTGTGTACAACACCGCCTTGCAGGATAACTTCACCGACCCGCGATTCAAAGCCGCGCTGGCGGCGCATCCGCTGCCCCGTGAGGAGAATCAGCGGCTCATACAGTACACGCGCAACATCGCCGCGCAGACCTCCGGGGCGCTGCAAAACCTGTCCAACACTACGGCCATATCCGTGCCCTACCAACAGGCCATTGATAAGGCCATTTTGAGCGTGTCCACCGGCATGACCGACTACAAATCGGCTATGCGGCAGACCATAAAGGACATCGGATGGGCCGGGATGCAAGTGCAGTATGCAAGCGGCTATCACCGCCGCCTTGATACCGCCGCCCGTCAGAACATTATTGACGGGGCCTGCCAAATAGCCCAGCACAGCGCCGACGAAATCGGCAAGGTGCTGGGCTATGATGCCGTGGAGCTGTCCGCGCATCTCAACAGCGCCCCCGACCATGAGCTGGTGCAGGGCCACGTTTTCCTGCTGGCCGAATACGCCAAAATGCAGGCGGGCATGGCCTGCGTGGATGTGGACGGCCATCACTTTGCGGGATTCAAGCGCCCTATCGGCGAGTGGAACTGCGGGCACTTTGCCGCGCCGTTCAGCACCGAATATTCGGTGCGCAAATACTCCGACCATCAACTGGCAGCATGGATAACGTCAAACCATGCAGGCGTGAATATCGGCAACAAAGAGGGTCTGACCCTCTATCAATGTTCGCAGATGATGCGCAAAATTGAAACCGATACCCGCCGCTGGAAAGATGTCGCCATTGCGGCAAGGGCCGCAGACGATGATGACCTGCGCCGTGAGGCACAGCAACACATCAATGCTTTAAGCGCCCGATATAATCTCATCGCCAATCAATCCGGGCTGTCACAGCGCCGTGACCGTATGGCGGTGGATGGCTTTAAGGCCATAAAAGTAAGCGCCTGAAACGGCGCTTTTTCTGTGTTATCACGCCATTTTGGCTTGATATATAATACTCGGCATTGCAGAGACATAAATGCGATGGCGCGACGTGCGCGGAGTGGCCGCGCGATTATAAGCTAAATCAATCGCGGCGAAAGGACAATCTTATGGAATTGCTCAAAAATCTGTTTTCTGAGGGCGAGGCGCTGACCTACGACCAGCTGACCGAAAAGATCAACGCAGCAGGCATGAAACTTGCCAACATCGCGGATGGTTCCTACGTCAGCCGCGATAAGATGGATTCTAAGGTTAAGGGCTTGCAGGGCCAGATTACCGACTTGCAGGCGCAGGTCAAGCAGCGTGATACCGACATGGCCGACTTGCAGACCAAGCTGACCGCTGCGCAAACCGACGCCGACAAGCTGGCATCTGTTCAGTCTGATCTTGCCGCCCTGCGCAAGCAGCGCGAGGATGATGGCAAGGCATGGGCGCAGAAAATCGCCGCGCAGGCGTATGAATTTGCTGTCCGCGAAAAGGCGGGCGAGGTCAAATTCAGCTCTAACGCTGCGAAAAAGCAGTTTATTGCGGATGCCATCGCCAAGCAGTTTAAGCAGGACGAGAACGGCAAGATGCAGGGCTATGACGAGTTTTTGACCCAGTACAAGGCCGATGACCCCGGTAGCTTTGTCTCCGATGACCCGGCCCCCGCTCCTGCACCGAAGCCTAACGCTCCGTCTATCACGGTTCCCGCAAAGCCCGACGGAAATGCGCACAAAATGAGCTTGTCCGAACAGATGGCGGCAGCAAATGCCGATCCTAACTTCGTGCCCGATTTCAGCTAATCGGGCTACACCAACTGAAACCTAAAAAATCAATAGGAGGCATCCCCACATGGCAATCTTTGATTCCAAAAACTTCAATGGTAACGTGTTCAAGCAGTATGTTGACCGCGTTCCCAACCTGAACCGCAACGAGCTGATTAAGTCCCGCGCCATCAAAAAGCGTCAGGACATCGCGCAGTCCATGAGCGATCAGGTCGGTGGCAACTACGTCACCATCCCCCTGCGCGGCATCATCAGCGGCACCGTTCCTCAGAACTACGACGGTTCTACCAACATCACCGCAACCAACACCAAGACTTTCTCCCACTCCCGCGTTGTCGTGGGCCGCGCACAGGCATGGACTGAGCGTGACTTCTCCTATGACATCACCGGTGGTGAGGATTTCCTCGCCGATGTCGCCGCGCAGATTGGCGAATACTGGGATGAAGTCGATCAGGCCACCATCATCAAGATTCTGACTGGTGTTTTCGCCATGAAAGATGCTGAGGGCGTGAAGTTCGTCCGTGAACACACCTACGATGTCACCGGCAAGACCAACTCCGAGGGCGCTCTGGGCCTGATGGATGGCACCTCCCTGAACACCGCCATGCAGCGTGCTTGCGGCGATAACAAGGGCGCTTTCAGCCTTGCCATCATGCACTCCGCTGTTGCTACCGGCCTTGAGAACCTCAAGCTGTTGGCGTACATGAAGTACACCGACAAGGACGGTATCGAGCGCGAGCTGCATATCGGCACCCTGAATGGCCGCACTGTTCTGGTCGATGACTCCATGCCCGCCGTGGAAACCGTCACCACCCCGGAGGTGCAGGGCGTTTACACCATCACCGTCAGCACTGCTGGCACCGATGGCAACACCATCACCGTGGACGGCCAGACCTATACCTTTGCCGCATCCACCTCCACCGCCAATAAGACCCTCAAGACCGGCGATGCTGCTACCGAGGCTCAGGCGCTGAAAACCGTGCTGTCTGCTCAGTATGAGGGCAAGTTCATCGTCACCGTTTCCGGCGCTGTCGTTACCCTCAAGCAGATTTTCGGCGGCGAGGGCAAGCTGCCTGTCGTGACCGTTTCCGGCGCTGTCAAGGCCGTTGCTGCCCAGACCACCGCAGGCGTGGCTAAGGTATCTCAGACCCGTTACACTACCTACGTTCTGGGCGACGGCGCTATCGAGTACACCGACTGCGGCGCTAAGGTGCCCTACGAGATGGATCGTGATCCTCACACCAACGGCGGCGAGGACACCCTCTATGGCCGTCAGCGCAAGTGCTTTGCCCCCTACGGCATCAACTTCACCAAGGCCAAGATGAAGAGCTTGTCTCCCACCGATGACGAGCTGGAGAACGGCGAAAACTGGGAACTGGTGAACTCCAACGAGGCCGAGGGCAAGCAGTACATTGCCCGCAAGGCTATCCCCATCGCCCGCATCCTCTCTCTGGCCTGATTTCGGATTGCTGAGGGGGTTACGCATGGCGCACGATATGTATCTCACCTATGAGGAGTATTTGGCCCTGGGCGGCGCCATTGATGCCGCTGCGTGGCCTCCGCTGGAATGTGCCTGTAGAAAGCGCATTGATCGCATAACGGATTGCCGTGTCCAGAACATGGCTGAGGTTCCGAAGGCGGTCAAGCTCTGCATTTTTGCGCTGGCACAGATGGAGAGTGCCGTCGGCTCCGTGGCACAGGTTATATCGCCCACGGTTACATCGTTCAGTACGGATGGCTACACTGAAAACCACGGGAATGTGCCGAACGCCGAGAAGGCAGCCAAGCAGATGAACGCCATTGCGGCGGATATGCTGTACGGTGAGCTGGACGATTACGGCGTTCCCCTGCTGTATAGAGGAGTAACGTAAAATGCAGCTTTGCAATGACACCATCACCCTATACAACCGGCGATTCGACCCGGATGAGGATTGCGATGTTTATGAGCGCACCGTCATTCGGGGCGTTCACTGGTTCAACTCTGAGGCAACCACCGTTGACAGCACTGGGCTGAAAGCTGCAAACAAGGTCACAATCCGCATCCCCACGGATGCGGATTTCGGCGGCAAGGTGTATCTGCCCCCTAAGCAGTATGCCGTCACCAATGACCAAGCATCCGCTTTCACACTGGCCGCTGGCGATCTCGTGGTTTTGGGCATCGGCGCAGAGGATCTGCGCCCCGCCGCCATCCATGACACCTACTCCGAGGCTGCAACCATCCTGCAGGTCACAGACAACCGCCGTGCTCCACGAGGGCGGCATTGGAAAGTGATAGGTTCATAATGCAATTATCTGTTAATGCACAATTTGATTTTGACGGCATCAGTGCTATTTTGGATCGTCACGGCTTTGGCAATCATGGCATTGTGCAAAAGACTATCGACAACGCCGTGATACGTTGGTGTATGGATTATACACCGGCTGACACATTTATGCTGGCAAAGAGCCCATACGCGGCATCTGACATCGGTTCTGGTATTATCGTTTATCCCGGCCCTTATGCGCATTATATGTATATGGGTGAGGTCTACGGTCCTAACATCCCAGTTTTTGACGATAACAGCGGCACTCCTACGCGGTTTTTTTCGCGTCCCGGCGAAAAGAAAAAGCCCACAGGCCGGGCCATCCAGTATAAAACTGATAAGAATGCTCTGGCTGGGCCATTTTGGGCAGAACGAATGAAAGCAGACCACATTGACGACATCATAAAGGAGGCCAAAAATGTCGCAGGTATCAAATAGTATCGATAGCTTGCGGCAGTGGTTTCGTCAATGCCCGCTCTTGTCGAAAAGTAATCGCTTTGGCGCCGACTATCTGGGCGAGAACCCTACCGAGTATGCCATCTATGCATCGCCATCTACGCTGAAATACCGGGAAAATATTCTGGGCGAAAGTGTTTTAGAGGATAAGCAGACGCAAAACTACATTTTTGCCACGCGCGAAAATTATGGTTCTGATGTCAAACAGAATTCTAACAATCTCGCCTTTTTCACGGGGCTTATTGCCTGGATGATCGAACAGAACAATGCCCGAAACTTCCCCCACATGGAGGAGGGTCGGGTTACTGCCATCGTACCGACGCTGACCGCCTATCCGGCACAGGTCGGTTCGGATAGCGCAAAATATCAGATTCAGATACAAATTACATATAGGAGAAACTGATAAACATGAAAATTGAACGCAAATATATGGCGCATTTCCTCAACGCCACCTTTGGCGGCGATACGGGCACCGCTAGCTACGTCCGCCTAGGCAAAGACTTGGAGGAATACAGTCCCGAGCTCTCTGCTAACGTGGAAAAGAAGCAGAATATTCTGGGCCAGACCTCCGTCACCATTGACAGCTACCAGAAACAGGGCGAGGTCAGCCCTTACTACGCCGAGAAGGGTGACGCCCTGTTTGAAAAGCTGCAGGCCATTATTGACGGCGATTTGGTTCTGGACAATCTGAAAACTGACATCGTAGAGGTCAAACTTTGGGAGAACGGGACAGCCGACGCATTCCCTGCCGTAAAAGAGGAGTGCTACATTGAGGTGTCCAGTTACGGTGGCGACACTACTGGCTACCAGATTCCGTTCAATGTACACTACACCGGTATCAAAACCAAGGGTACGTTTAACCCCACCACTAAAGCATTCACTGCATCGGAATAACACATCATAACATAATGGAGGTACATTATGAAGCTGACATTGGATCGTGGATTGAAAATTTATGAGGTCGAAGATATTGACGGCACGCCGCTTGGCACCATCAAAATCAATCCTGCTGACTTGGGCATTGTAGGCCGCTTGGCACAGACCCGCGATAACCTCGCCGCCATGGCCGAAAAAATCAATGACAACATCGATCCCAAAATGCTGAACGAGATTGATGCAAACGTCAAGGCTGAAATCAACAACATTTTCAACAGTGATGTTGCACCGATCTTTTTCGGTAGTGTTTCAGCGTTGGCGCTGTGCGATGATGGCACTATGGTGTTTGAAAAAGTCCTTAACGCCATTGCTCCCATCATTGAAGATGCTGTGGGCGATGCCATGAAGGCCAGCCAGAAACGGATGGAAAAGTACACTGCCACCTATAGCAATACCGATAAGGGCCTTGCCCCTGGCCAACAGGCATGAGTGCTTGGGAATTACCCACTACCGTAGAAGTCGCCGGGCAGAAATTTGCAATACGATCAGATTTTCGCGCCGTACTAGACGCTTTGGCGGCCTTGGCTGACCCCGAGCTAACTCAGCAAGAGCAATACATGGCCTGTTTGCAAATCCTTTACCCGCGCTGGCGGGATCTGCCTGACCTTAATGACGCATTGCAGGCAGCTTTTATCTTTATCAATAATGGTAAAGACGAGGAATCCCGCAGCCCGTTGCCCCGCCTGGTAGATTGGGGGCAAGATGCTCCCATCATCGCACCTGCCGTGGATAAGGTACTGGGGTACAGCTGCCGCCGGTGCAACTACCTACACTGGTGGGAGTTTCTAGGTGCCTTTTACGGTATTGGCGATGGGCTGTTTGCGCAGGTGGTCAACATCCGCAGTAAGCAGGCCAAGGGCAAAAAGCTGGAAAAATCCGAATTGGAGTTTGCCAGAGAAAATGCCCGCCTTATCAAGATTCGTGCTCCTGAAAGCGCCGAAGATAAGGCAGAAAAAGAACGACTACTGGAAATGCTAGGGTCGTAAAAGTCATTTGAAACCCAATTTAGATGAAATATCCCACACGATAGCAGTTTAGCCACTGCAAAGCCCTATCCGTTTTCGGATAGGGCTTTCTTATGCCTAATAGGAGGTGGAACCTTGGCAGACGGCTCTATTATCATTGATGCCCGCCTCAATAAGAAAGGCGCAGAATCCGATCTGAAAGCATTGCAGGCCAAGGCCAAAAGCACTGCGCAGCAAATTGCAGCAGTAGATAAACAATTAGGCGGTGCTCAAACAAAACGGAATACGCTGGCTGACAGCCTTGAAAGCGCTCGCCAAAAAGCGCGCGAAACTGCCGATGCCCTAAGCGATGTAAACCGTCAGATCGATGCCGCTGAACAAGCGCACCTGCAAAACATCAAAAATGAATACCCCAGTATGAGTGATACAGGGGTACAGAAGGTTTTGAATTCCCGTATGCAGGGCGAAACCAAGCTAATGGAACAGCAATCCAAACTTCTCGCCTTGTCGAGCAAGCAAGAATCCGTTCTGAATGAAACCGTTTCCGCTTATCAAGATCAGGACAGCGCTGTCCAAGCGTTGCAGCAACGGCATGATACCTTAACCGATCAGCTGGCGCAAGAAAATCAGGCCGTTGAGCGGCAGCAAGACTTGATTCAGCATCTTTCAGGCGATAAATCCGTGCAAGACTACTTCGACAAGCAAGTTAATGCCATCGAAGCAGCATTTGCTAAAGTCGAATCTCGCATAAATAAGACCTACGGATCTACAGAGGAAACCGCTACACAACATGCAGAGCGCATTGTAGCAGAAACCAAAAAGGCTCTCGCATCGCAAAACCAAGCCACAACAAAGCAGCCTGTAATTGCATCGCAAGGTAGCGATGACTCTAAAGATGATTCTAAAGCTGACCGAATTCGGGCGATTGCCGAAGAAGTCAGCAAGCTCACTAAGGATCTGACCCATGCCGCATTAAGCAGTAAGGTATTGAAAAATGCACTGCGCATGGCAGGAGGCATCGGGCAGAAAGCCTTTGCCTGGGTGGGCAGCAAGCTGAAAGCTGTCCAAAACCGATTGGCCCAAGCATCTCAAAGCGTCGCTCAATTCCGTAATCGGATCGCACGGCTCGTATCTGGTGCGTTGGTATTCAATGTGTTGTCATCTGGATTGCGCACACTGACAAACTGTATGGGCACCGCCCTGCTTTCCAGTGCATCCCTGCGGCAGGCCCTAGGCAACCTGCAAGGCGCCGCGTCTACCGCTGCCGCACCGTTGATTCAAGTCCTGACCCCTGCCCTGACCGCGCTGGCCAACGCGGCGGCCACTGTATTTGCCTACCTTGCAAAGCTGGTGGCGTTCCTGACCGGCAAAACGGTGTCATCCGCCAAGGCCGCAGCTAAGGGCATGAGCGGAACATCCAAGGCGGCGAAAGATGCCGCCAAGAGCCTGGCCGGTTTTGACGAAATCGAACGGCTGGACAAGAAGGACAGCTCTTCCGGTGGTTCGGGTGCCAGCGGTATCACCCCCAACTATGACTTTGATACGCTGGATTCGTTTCTGGATTCTGTGCTGGCCGCCATCGAGGCAGGCGAATGGAACCGGGTCGGGCAGCTCATTGCCCAAAAGCTCAACGAAGCGCTGGCCGCTATCCCCTGGCCGGATATCCAGGATAAAGCCCAGACCTGGGCCACAAACATTGCGGATACCCTCAACGGCTTTGTTGCCCGGCTGGATTGGCGGCTGGTTGGCTCCACCATTGCACAGGGGCTGAACACTGCCCTGCTGTTTGTGGATACCTTTATGCAAAAATTTCAATGGGAAACATTGGGCAACGGTCTCGGCAATGGGCTAGAGCAGTGTGTGGCAGAGGTTGATTGGGTAGCTCTTGGCCGCGTACTAACTGATGGTATGCGGGCTGCCATTTTAACACTGTACGGATTCGTGCAGGCCTACACCGGATGGACTGAGCTCGGTAGTTCCATTGCTACCTGCATCAATTCGGCCATTTCCAATATTCCCTGGCAGGAGGCCGGAGCGGGCATGAATGGCGTTGTGTTAGGCTTGCTTGCCGCACTGATTGCCGCCGTGGAGGGCTCCGATTGGACTACTCTGGGCCAGAGCATCGTAACAATGATCGGCTCCATTGACTGGGTGGGCCTTTTTTCTTCACTGAGCACTCTGGCGGTTGATGTACTGGCCGCTATCAACAGCATCCTTGACCTGGTAGACTGGGGTACTGTGGGACAGACATTCTTAGAATGCCTCCAGGCCATTGACTGGGGAGGAATACTTTCTCAGATAGTCACAATCATCATCAACACTTGGCCTCTATTGATAGCCATGCTGGGCGCCAGTCTGCTACCGCAACTTGGATCCTTTATTGTAGGAACAGTCCTGCCCAGCATTTTGGGTGGTCTGGCTTCCCTGATTGCAGGCATCGTTTCTGCCATCGGTCTGTGGCCCGCGCTCTTAATTGCAGCACTAATCGTATTAGCTACTGCCATCATCGCATACTTGGTGACGCACTGGGATGATATTAAGCAGAAATTCGGCGAAACTCTTGACAACCTAAAAGAGACGCTAGATCAGGCAGGAGAAAACATCAAAGAGGTATGGAACGCCTGCTGGACGAGGGTAAAAGAAATTGCTGCGAACCTCTGGGCGAAAATCCAGCAAGGCTGGGACGATTTCTGGACGGGGGTGAGAAACGCTCTCGACACCGCCGCGGCCAACATTAAGCAAGGCTGGAACAACGCCTGGAACACACTCGCCGAGATTGTGTCCGACATTTGGGACGGCATCACCAGTACTATCAAAACCGCCGTCAACGGCATCATCGGCTTCATCAACCGGATGATCTCCGCCGTTGTCACCGGCATCAACACGGTCATCAACGCGCTGAACGGGTTGTCGTTCGACCTGCCGGACATATTCGGCGGCGGGCATGTTGGGTTTAACATCAGCACCCTGACTGCCCCGCAGATTCCCTACCTGGCACAAGGCGCGGTCATCCCGGCCAACCGGGAGTTTCTGGCCGTGCTGGGCGATCAGAGCCACGGCACCAACGTGGAAGCTCCGCTGGATACCATCAAGCAGGCCGTGGCCGAGGTCATGGAGGACCTGCAGGCGGGCCAGATGGCTGGCTTTGAAGCCGTGGTTTCCGTGCTGCGGGAGATCCTCTCCGCCGTGTACGGCATTGAGCTGACCGACGAGGACGTAGGCCGCGCCGTACAGCGCTGGCAGCGCAAACAGGCCATTGCCACAGGAGGTGTGTGACATGACCCTGACCAATCTGTTCCAGATCGATGGCAAATCCCTGTACGCACCGGACTGCGACATCGAACCGAGCTATTCCGACCTGGATTCCAGCGATTCCGGGCGCGACGAAGCCGGATACATGCACCGCGAAGTGGTGCGGGAAAAGGTTGCCACCTGGCCCATCGCCTACAGCTGCCTGACGGATGACGAATACAAGTACACCATTGGGCTGTTTGCAGGCAAGGCAACGTTTCAGTTCACCCACCCCAAGGCCGGATCTTCCACCGAGACCGAAACCACCACCTGCTACTGCAGCAAATACGGCATCGCCTGGCATAACGCCAAGACGAAACAGTGGAAGAATTTGAAGTTTAACATTATTGAATGCTGATTGGAGGTGAAGCATGTACTACCCCGTTTTGCTGCTGCCAAACGGCACCGAGTTAAAGGGCGGCTCCCCCGGCAGTGCGGTCAAAAACCTGACGCTGCACACTGCGGTAAACGCCGGGAAGGAATTCGCCATCGGCTCTGCTTATTCGGATTACATCGAGGCCGAAATTTGGGCAGACCCGGGCGGCAGCCTGCAAATTACTGCCGGGGACGCCCTGACCTACTACCGGCAGGACGATGCCGGGAACCGCACCAAGGTGGGCGTTTTCTATGCTGAAAAACCCACCCGCACCAAGCGCAACAGCTACAAGGTCACGGCCTACGACACCATGTCCAAGCTGGATGCGGACTTCTCCGGCTGGCTGCACGCCAATCAGGCGCAGTTCCCCAAAACTATCTGGCAGCTGGTTCAGCTGGCCTGCCAGCGGGCGGGGGTTACGCTGGCCAGCAGCAGCCTGCCCATTAACGGCAGCTACAGCGTGCAGGCGTTCTACGCGGACGACCTGACCTGCCGCCAGATCATCTCCTGGGCGGCGGAAGCAGCAGGCTGCTACGCCCACATGAATGCAGACGGCAAGCTGCAATTCTTGACCTACACAGACAAGCGCAGCACAGTTAAAATCACCCCGGACGGTGCCAGCAACAGCACCGCCTATTATGCTGACAGTTTGAGCTATGAGGACTACACAGTCAAGGCCATTGAGAAAGTCCAGATCCGGCAGTCGGACAGTGACGTGGGGGTCATCTACCCTGACAGCACCACTGCCACAAACACTTATGCAGTGCAAGGCAATCTGCTGCTGACAACCGGAACCGAAGCCAACCTGAAAAGCGTTGTCCAGAACCTGTACAACGTGCTGAAAAACGTGACCTACACCCCCTGCAAAGTATCGGTACCCAGCAGTTCCGGCCTTGCCTGCGGGCAGATCGTGCACGTTAAGGACGCACGCGGGCGGGAGTTCGACACCTACCTGATGAGCGCCACAATCTCCTCCGGCAAGGCAAGCTTTGAAAGCGTGGGCAGTGCCAGCCGGGAAAGTTCCAGCGCCGTGAACAGCCAGAGCTACAAGAACCTGACCGGCAAAATGCTGGAGATCAAGACCAGCGTGGACGGCCTGGAAGTAAAGGCCAGCGACCTGACCGGCAAGTACACCGACCTGAAAGCAACGGTGGACGGGCTTTCGGCGGAGGTGAAAAAAGACATCAAAATCACCGGCGGCGGCAACCTGATCCTGGGCAGTGAGAGCTTCAAGAACGCTGAACTGAAAGGCAATACCGGCGACGGCAGTTCTATTACCTATGAACTAACCGGCGGGGCGACCATGGCCAACACCAACTCCAACCGATATTTTCGCTGGACAACGGTGGGTGCGTATGTGGCAAAAGGCGTGACATTGTGCCTGTCTGTTATGTACAAACCCGTTTCTGGTGCGGATGAGTTCTGTATGGAAATCGCTTACACGGCGGGGTACTCCACCAGCCAGAGCTGGGCAACCATTAAGCCAACTGATCAGCTGGAGATTGAGCAGACGGACGGCTGGGTACTGCGGTATGGCCTGTGGACGCCGCCGGACAACGCCACCTTAAAGCTGGTGGATATGGGCAGTGGTACCACCCACGCTGGTACCGGCAACTACACCAACAAGTTTTCGCTGCTGCACCCCATGCTGCAATACGGCAACGCGCCGACCGCGTGGAATGCCAGCAGCGGCGACTACCTGACGCAGGAAAGCGCAAAAAGCTTATTTTCGCAGACCGCTGACGAGATCAAAACCGAGGTCACCAAGTCAGTGACCGAAACGGTGACGGCCAACGTGAAGGATACCGCCACCAGCGCTGCCAATGATGCCGTTGACAGCAAGCTGAAGGACTACGCCACCACAGCAACGGTGAACAGCCTGAAAGAAGATGTCGCCAGCATCAGCCAAAAGGCCGACAGCATCAGCACCAAAGTCAGCAGCCTGGAAGAAACCACCACAACCATTTCCAACGACCTGGACAGCACCAAGAAGGAATTCAAAACCGTTAAAGAATCAGTATCCGCGATTGACCAGAAAGCCGACAGAATTACCCAGACGGTAACGCAGCGGATCACCGGCGGCAACAATATTATTGCGGGCACCGACGACTGGAACAATGCGACCCTGGATGCAGGCGGCAATGACCTGAGCAAAAAAGGAACATACACGATCAGCGGTGAATCCGTCCGAGTGACCAACAAAGCGCAGAACACCCGCTTCCACTTTGGCGCGGACAAAACGCTGGTGATTGCCAAGGGCATGACCTACTGCGCATCGGTGCTGTACAAGCTCAACTCCGGCACGGACAGCCTGTTTTTGCAGTTCGAGACCAAGAGCAGCAGCGGCACAAAAAGTTATTACGGCTCCGCGTTCAAGCAGGCTCAGCAGGACATTGCGCTGGATAACGGCTGGAAAATGCGGTATGCAGCCTTTGTTGCCACTGCGGACGGCTATGCAGACGGCCTGTTTGTGAGTACCGCGAACGATAACGCCACCGTTACCAACGATCTGACCATCATGCACCCCATGGTGCAGATGGGCAACGCCCCCACTGCCTGGACGGCCAGCAGCGGCGATTACCTGACTACCACCGAAACAAAAACCGAGATCAAGCAGACGGTGGGCGAAATTAAGCTGACGGCCAGCACAAGCGGAACCAGCAGCACCATCAAGCTGACGGCAGGCGGAACAGAGATCACCAGCGCACAGATCAACCTATCCGGCGTGGTGACATTTTCGGATTTGAGTACCTGGAACCAGGACAAGACAATCATCAACGGCGGCAACATTACCACCGGGCAGCTGCATAACCTCAACTACACCACCGTGTACGACCTGGACAACGCCTGGATACGTATGGGCACCGAGGCCGGTGAGCGCGTGTTTCTGGACAACCGGCACATCGCATGGTATGCCACCATCAACACCGGCAGCATTGGCCTGACCGGCGTGCTGTACTCTGAGGCTGGCAGCAGCTACATCGGCGCGTGCAGTAAATACGCCAAGTACGGCTGGGTGAATGGACTTGACCCCACATCTTACGTTGGGATGCAGATCACCTACAACCGCAGCGATGACAGCGATGCCGATTTTAACACGACGCGCGTTGGCGTGAGCGGCAAGCTCAACGTGCACAACCTAGACGTTTGGGGCAGCAAATCCCGCGTGGTGCCTACCAGCTTTGGTGCACTGAAAATGGCTGCATTTGAGACGCCGGTGCCCACCTTTGCGGACTGGGGTAAGGGCCGGTGCAGCCCAGACGGCTGGTGCCTGATTGCCCTTGACCCACGCTATGCGGAGACCATCGCCCAGTACGGGCAGCCCGCCTGGCTGCTGACTGACCTTGACGGCACCGGCCATTTGTGGGCGGAGGATTGCGGCCAGTACGCCATTGTACACGGCGCACCGGGGCAGAAATTTTCGTGGCTGGCTATGGCCGCACAGCGCGGCTATGAAGGCAGCTACGCCGACCGCAGCGACAGCAGCTATCCTGCCGGTGATCCGGCAGGCGTTGAGCTGGCAGCCAGCACCGCCGCAAGAGCGCAGGAGGCCAGCACCGATGCCGCAGCTGACCTGCTCGCTATAGATACAGGCGCGAACGAAACCGCAGACATTCTTTTGGAGGAATTGCAATGAAAAAATTATCCGGCGTGGCGGTCGTAACGACTGCCGAAGGTGAGCGAGTGAGCTACACCTACATGGAACTGGACGGTAACGGCAACATCACCAGCCAGAACAACCGGGGGTCCTTTGTAGCCCTGGACGAAGAGGTTCTGGCCGCCATCAAAACCTTGAAAGACGCTGTAAATGCGCGGCTGTGACACATAAGGGGGTGCAGACCATGACCGATACCAAACGCATTAAAGATTGCAAACGCAGGATTATTGCTGCCCTGAATGATGCCAAGATCCCGTATGCGGTATCTGAGCTGATTTTAGAGAACGTGCTGTCTGCTGTACGTGAAAATATGGCTGCGGAGGAAATGGCAGCGGAGAACCAGCCGAGCCAGGAGAAAAACGAATGAAACAGGGAACGCAATTTGCGCTGCCCGTGGAAATCGGGCTGGATCTGGATGATGTGAGCCGGATAGAATTTGTATTTAAACAAAAAAATTATAATGGTTTCCCGGCCATTAAATCCAACGTCTGGCCGGATGACTGCACCCGGCAGGAAGGACAGAACATCATCCTTATCCCCTGGACGCGGGCGGAGACATACAAATTCATGGGCGGCGAGACGCTGTACATGGACACCCGCATCACATTACGGGACAGCACTGATCAGCCGCAGACTGAGATCCTGGCTCTTAAAATGAGCCCGACCTTATTCCAGGAGGCGAATGGCTCATGATCCAGGTGCGAGTGGCTCAACAGAGCGCCGTATCGGTGCGCATTGCCGGAGCGGCACCCGTGCGGGTGGACGTGACCGGCACCGCAGTGGTTAGTGCGCCGGAGTATAGCGGGCCGTATGACATCACGCCGTTGTTTACGGCGCAGGTTTTGCCCACGGCGAAAAAACTGATGCAGAAAGACGTGACAATCCGCAAGATACCGCAGTACGAGGTATCCAACGATTCAAGCGGCTACACACTGATAATAGGAGATGAATACTACAATGCCCAATAAATACGTAAACAAGGTTGTTATCGGCAAGGAAACGAAACTTGACCTTACCGCAGATACCATTACCCCGGACAAGCTGGCCAAAGGTATCACGGCGCACGACAAGTCCGGCGCCCCTATTACCGGTACCAGCACGAAAGACGCGGATACCAGCGATGCCACCGCAGCTGTGGCGGAGGTTTTGAACGGGAAAACATTCTACGCGCGTGGCGCTAAAATGACCGGCACGATGCCCAACAACGGCGAAGTCAACGGTGAAATCAGCACCGTTTCCGGTAAGTACACCATCCCCATGGGCTTTCACGATGGCGCGGGCGGAGTGACTATCGCAGCGACCGAACAGGCCAAGCTGGTGCCCGCAAATATCCGCGAGGGCGTTACGGTCCTGGGCGTGAAAGGCTCTATGAGCGGCAGCGAAGGTATGAAGCCGCAGGCCAAGAGCGTTACGCCGACCTTTGAGCAGCAGGTTGTGCTGCCCGACAAAGCGTATAACTGCCTGTCTCAAGTTACTGTGCAGGCGATCCCGGCCACATACGTTGATAACGCCGCGGGCGGGCAAACGTTGACGATTGGGGGCTGAGCATGGCCGTAAACAAGGTGGTTATCAATGATAAGATCGCCCTTGATCTGACCGGCGACACCGTGACCCCCAGCGATCTGGTGGAGGGTGTAACTGCGCACGATGCCACCGGCATGCAGATCACTGGCACTCGCCCCGCCACAGGCGGCACGGATACCAGCGATGCTACGGCGACAGCGGGCGATATTGCTAAGGGCAAGACAGCGTATGTACAGGGGGAAAAGGTCACCGGAACAGTTGATACAGTCGAGGCGAAACAGTATACCATGGAAAATGCTAGCGTGTCATACGATGGGTCTCACATCCTGCACAGCAAAAAATTCCAATATCCAGCTCTCTACAAAGAAGGGGCTTCTGTAAAGCTCCGGACGTCGCCCTCTACTTACGGTAATGCCACCGCCGCCGATGTAGCCAAAGGCAAAACCATGACATCTGCGGCAGGGCTGAAGGTTGTCGGTACCAACACCAATGACGCCGATACCTCCGACGCCGATGCGACAGCGAGCGATATTGCAAAAGGCAAAACGGCGTATGTGCAGGGGGCCAAAGTTACCGGTACTGCGGAGCCTGCCGAAAGCAATAACAACGTTGAGGCATACGCCATCACGAGCACCAGCCCCAGCGTGAATTTCAAGCGCACTGACGGGGCAATCAAGATCTGGGGCTACGGCACCATGACCAGTTCCGGCGGCTGGGGCCAGCAGACTACGAGCCTGGTCGCGTTTGAGGGCGACAAGTACCACAAGGGCGCCATATACGGCGGCCCAAGCAGTACCAGTTTGAGCCTAAGCATCAGCAACGGAAAACTGACTGGCCTGCCGAGTGGACTGACGGCGATCAGCGCGATTGTAACGAGAGGTATATGATATGAGACTGGAAAACGAAGACGTTCTGCTTCATTGGCCCCTGGCCCAGCACATCATCACCGCGGGCTGGCTCTACAATGACGGCAGCCTGCACCGGGCGCTGGATTTCCGCGCAGCAGCGGGCACGCCCGTGTACGCTGCGGAGGGTGGCACGGTTGCAATCGCGTACCACTGGAATGGCAAGCGCACCCAGGGCGACACCAACAGCTATGGCAACATGATTAAGCTGCGCCACACGACCTACAAGTACGGCACGTTGGAAACGCTGTACGCCCATTTGAGCCAGCTTTGCGTGGCGCAGGGGCAGCAGGTGCAGGAAGGCCAGCTGATCGGCTACAGCGGCGATACCGGCAACTGCTATGGAGCACACCTGCATTTTGAAGTGCGGTGGAGGGGCAACCGCACTAACCCGCTGAACTGGCTGGATGCTGATTTCAGCACGGCCAGCAGTGCGGTCAAGCTGGGCAGTTACAGCAGCATACAACACACAGAGGAAGTGAAGCGCATGTATTATGCAATCGACGTATCGAAACACCAAAACAAATTTGATTGGCAGGCAGCCTACAGCAAGGGCATCCGCCACGCCATGCTGCGCGCCGGGTATGGCCGTTACAGCAGTCAGGTTGACCCGCAGTTTGAGCGCAACGCAGCTGAGTGTGCCCGGCTGGGCATCCAGTACGGCGTGTACTGGTACAGCTACGCCAGTACCCCGGCGGAAGCCCGCCAGGAGGCCCGCTGCTGCCTGGCAGCGATTAAGGGCAAGCATCTGTGCCTGCCGGTGGCGTATGATATCGAGTACGAGCCGTGCATCCTGCGCCTGACCAACGCGCAGCGCACGGCACTTGTACAGGCCTTTTTGTCGGAGATTGAGGCCGCAGGGTATTACGGCATCCTGTATGCCAGCTGCGATTTTATCCGCAACCGCCTGGATTGCGCCAAGCTGGGGAAATATGATATCTGGGTTGCCCAGTATGGCAGCACATGCACCTGCCCCCTGCCGTATGGCATCTGGCAGTACAGCAGCCGCAACGCTCTGGGCGTGCCCGGCTACGGCACCAGCCTGGATTGCAACAGGGTATACAAGGACTATGAGCAGCTGATGATCCAGGCGGGCCTGCAGGGCCACACCGCGCCCACCCCGGAGGACACCACCCCCAACAAGCTGGACAAGCAGCGTATTACCATTGGCCATATTTCCAGCGGAGACCGCGCAACCATCCGCGTCCTGTGCGAGGGGCTGGGACTGGTAACTGCTGGCCTGTACCGCGAAACCTGTGCGGATGGCAACCTGTGGATGCTGGACATCGGCCCGGTATCCAGCGGTGACGCCTGGTACATTATGCGCAAGTGCGCAGAACTGCAGCTGATTGAAGCAGGGCTGTACAAGGCCGAATATGTGGAGTAATGCCTTGGAGTCAAAACAGATTAGCGTAGGAGGATATTTTTATGCGTTGTGTCAACACCAAACCCGTAGGCACTGACCCCAAGACCGGCAAGCAGTTGGTCGAGGCGATGATTATTGCCGACACGGATCCTGAAACCCTACCTACCACCGGTGAGGGCATTATCGGCATGAGCGAGAGCGAGATTTTCGCTCCGTTCAGCCTGATTTATGTGCTGGCTGAGGATACCAAGCACAAAATCTACATTGCCGGTGAAACGGGTCAGTTCATCGGCCAGTAAGGAGGCAGCATCATGCAACTTTCTGATGTAGTGCGCATCGCCCTCATTTTCAGTGAGGACGCTAAACGCTATGCAAAAAAGCTAGCCGGGAGCATCGACCTGAGCGGCAAGGCCGACAAGAAAAAGCCCAGCAAGGCGGGCAACCTTGCGGCGCTGGATGCCAGCGGCAACCTCACAGACAGCGGCAAGGCCGGAGCCAACGTGGCCGTCAAGGCCAAACCCAGCAAGGCAGGAAACCTCGCTGCGCTGACGGCTGACGGTTCCCTGTCCGATTCCGGGATTGACCCGGCGACCAAAGCCGACCTGCAGGACGGCAAGACCAAAACCGCCCAGATGGCAAAGTCGTTCACGTTCGATAAAACGACTGTCAAATTCAACTACTAATCGGAGGTGCAACACCTATGGCAAACAAAGTTTTTATCGACAACCTCCTTGACCCCGACACTGGCGATCAGGGCTTTTTCCTCGGCATGAACACCGACCAGTGCTACCCCGGCATGGATTTGAGCCTGAAGTTTGCGGAAGAAATCAAGGGCTACACCAGTGTGTGGAAGTGGATTCAGGCCCGCATCAAGGCTGGGAACATCTACGGCATCCATGTGGGCGATTATATCCCGTTCAACTGCACGAACAGCGCCAAGACCCGCATCGTGGCTGTCGTGGCGGGCATCGACACCTACTACAAGTACGGCGATCAGCAGGTCGGGCACCACATCGACTTTATCTCCAAAGACCTGTGGCCGACGTACATTCAGTACAACCTCGCCAACTTCAACAATGGTCTGATTCCCGTGGAAAAGCTGTCCGGCGATGGCAGCAAGACCGAGTTTGCGCTGACGAAACAGATGGACAGCATCGACAACATCATTGTGGGCAGCGATCAGGTCACGGGTTACACCTACAACGCATCTACCTTTACCATCACGTTCGATGACGCCCCCGCCGCTGGCACAAACAACATCACCGTGACCGGCAAGGGTGACAAGCACCCGTGGCTGTGTTCCCATCTGTATGCGTTCCTGAATTCCCTCAAGATGCAGGTGCCCAACGGCACGGGCAAAGACCCCGCCGTTAAACAGGTGGATTACAGTCAGGGCGGCGTGTACTACTTCCTGCCCGCCGAACTCAAGGCCGTTATCGCCAACAAACGCGCCATACTGGGTGAGCGCTACTCGGCCAGCGGTGTGCTGAACAGCGACAACGGCTGGTCGTGGACGAACCTTGGCAATCTGTGGGTGCCTACCGAGATGGAGGTCTGCGGTAGCGGCGTTTGGGGCGGCATCGGCCATGCCAACGGCGGCTATGTGCAGTACCCCATCTTTGCCCACAATATGAACCGTGTTAAGGGTCTCGGTGATGGTGGTGACCGTTACAACTGGTGGGAGCTGGCCCCGGCCTCCGGCGGCTCTACCGCCTTCTGCGTTGTGGGCAGCAACGGCGGTGCGAGCAGCAGCGGCGCGTCCAACACGTGGCTGTCCGCGCCCGTCTGCTTCCGAATCTCGTAAATCTCCTACTAATATCCCCGCCCCCCCTGTGGGCGCGGCCGCAGGGGGAGCACGGGGAACGAGATATTC